TGAATGGCGAATTATCAATCAAAGGAACTATTTATACAAACCAAAAGGTTCTCCACGGGATAGATCGAGGGTGGCGACTGAGATTAGACGATGAATATTATCGGATTATCTACGCAAAACCCAATGACACTGGCAGACAGATAGAGGTTGAATTTGATGCCGTGCATCAATTCTTTTACGATATGTCCAAAATGTCATTGTATGAAACCTTGGAAGGTTCAAAACCTATCAGAACATATCTAGACGCTATATTCAAAGGCACCTCTTACCGCTACGTTTTAGAAGTTGAAGTTGGGTCCATCAGAAAAGAGAATTTTGGTAATAAATCAAGGTTGAATCTCTTTAACGACCTTATCAAACACGCTAATTTAGAATTTTCTGTCAGTGGCCATGTCGTGCGGATTTTGAAGAATATCGGGACAGACCAGTCTGCTATTGTCAGAAAAAACTTCAACATGAACGAGCTCACGATTGAGAAGGACATCAACAGTTTTGTTACTTATCAGCGTGGGCTAGGGATGTGGAAAGATGAAGAAAACCACGATCTGGGTAGATACGAGGCTGTGTACGAGAGCCCGTTAGCTCAAATATACGGTCGAATAGAAGCCGAGCCAGTTGTTGACGAGCGGTACAAAGAAACGGGTAAGCTTTTAGAACGTCTTAAAACTAACGTTGATAACTCTTATAAAGTTTCCATATCTATTGATATGGAAGATCTGACAAAGGCAGGATATAAATTGTCAGAACCTCGCGCAGGCGATTATATCATGGCAGTCAATGAAACTTTGGGTTTGAGAAAGAAAATCAGAATTGTTTCGCTCGTTAGTGAATATGATGTTTCTGGTAAACTAATCAGTCGAAAAGTAACATGTAATGATATTGGCTCTGTTAAGCGAAATTCGGGTGAGATGAGCGCTCTTTCCAGATCAGTCACTGACTCGCTAGAAAATAGCTCCAGAGCTCTAGATGTAGCTACACAAGCTCTTACTTCCGCTGACGGGAAGAATACAAATTATTTCGGAGATAAGAAACCAGCTGACATCCCAAAGGGAACGTTAAAAAAAGGCGACCGATTGTTTTTGACAGTCGGAGACAAAAAAGTGCTTTATTTTTGGAACGGGGCTGAGTGGGAACTTGAACCGACCGAGTTTGATAGTGATAAGTTTAACGCGGAATTTGACCGCAAGGCTGAAGCGATAAATAAAAATATCCAACAACTCGATAACAAAGCCTCCGAAGCCTTTGCCAAAGCTGGCGCAATCATTGATAGCCAAGAGTTGCTGGATAAGATTAATGCTCATCTTCTTTCTGATGCCAATAACGACGATAATGGAATTTTGGGTAGAAAATTTCGACAACAACGAGAAGCCAATCGTTCAACTCGGAACATAGCCACGTCAACTAGAGATAAGCTAACCGACTACCAACGCACCAACGACGAGAACCTAGTCCGAATTGGCCAACAGTTAGACAACACAGTCAGCAAAGCTGAAATGAAGCAGACGGCAGACGGGATTAGAGAGACGATTGCCAAAATCACAGTAGGGGCTCGAAACCTAATGGTCGGAACGAAAGATTTTTCTGGCGATTGGTTTAATAAGTCAAAGTGGACTCTTGAACAAGAGAAATACCTAGGCTTGTCAGTGTATAGCCGACAGGAAGAATGGTTAGGTTTATCAGAAGTAGTTGAAGTCCGATTGGGCGAAACCTACACCTTCAGCGCTTACGTTAAAAGTAGCATAGAAAACGACCTTGTGTTTATGTACTTAGACAATAGGCTGGTAGAGCCTAGAGCTTCGCTGTCTCTAACACGGAAAGATATACAAGTAGGCACGAACTGGAAAAGGGTATCTGCTACATTTTCCGTTACCAAAGCAGGTCTGATGACGCCACGTTTCGAGCGCAACAACAAAAATGCCAAGCTTTTTGTTGCAGGCTACAAGCTAGAGTTAGGAAACGTACCGTCGGATTGGTCGCAAGCGATCGAAGATACCAATCAGATAATTGATGATAAAATCACGACATTTGACCGCACAATAGACGGTATTAGAGCGACTGTCGCAGAAGCCAAGAATTATATTGGCGCAGATAGCCAGAGAAGGCAAGAACTAAATCAGCTAATCAGAGATGAGACGGCCAAGGGTATTAATACAGTCTTGTCCACAGTAGAGCAGTCAGGCTATGCCAAGCGAACGGAAATACAGTCTATCACTGAGACACAGAGGCTCTATGACCGTATCATTGGTACTACGGAAGACGGAATTAAGCAGAATATCGCTCGGATGACGTTGACAGATAGCCTGTTTCAGACCGAAGTCTCGAAGGTAGTTAATCAAGAGCTTACGTCTTCAAATTATGTGGCCAATCCGTTTACCATGTCAGATTACGTAAGGAAATACTTTGGCAAAGGGGATACTTCAACGGTTTCTCTTGTAAGTTCGGGCCTCTCCGCTTTTGGAAAATTGGAGTTTCACGCCAATTCAAGATTGACGTCTAATGATGCCGTATGGTTGCCGTTAAATCGAATCCCAGAAAGTGTTAAGGATTTATCATTTTCAATCGTTGTTGAAGGCATTGATAAATGTAATATTTCCGTATCCATTGGCACTGAGAACGCATCATCATCTATATCCTACAAACGACAAGGTGATACGATTTACGGAACATGGACGGGCATTAGCTATTATTATAAAGGTTCTGACGGTGTTTATCTAAAAATCTCATTCTCAGGTTTAAATGGAGAAAGCGTTTTTCTCAAAAAACCTATTGTCGTAGAAGGTAGAGAGCCTAAATTTGATTTTGAGGTAAACAAGCGGATGGAAGTAGACCAAGCCGTCCGAAGCGTCCAAACTCAATTGGCGGGCTCTTGGGCTATCAAAAATCTAAATTCTGCTGGAGATTTAATCTCAGGTATTAATTTAGGTGCAGATGGCAGGAATCGCATTACTGGTAAGTTAACGCACATTACTAATGAGACGCTGATGGATAGAGCTAGTATTAAGAGTGCTGCGATCGAGAGTATAACAGCCGACCAGATTACAACTGGTACGCTTAATGCCTCACGTATCAATGTCATCAATCTCAACGCCAAAAGTATCACATCTGGAACATTTAGAGGGTTAGAGTATGAAGGTGGTATTATCCGAGGCAATAACGGGAATACCGTCATCAACCTTAATACTAACGTCACAACCTACAACGGGATAGCTAAAATCGAGTTTAAATCAGCTCAAAATTGTATAGTCCACAGTTCTGGTGGTACACACGCTTTCTTGACTCCAACAAAAAGGGGCGGTACATCTTATGCAGCATGGGCTTTAGGTGTCGGTGGTAGTAGTGCACTTGATACCAATGCTAACTTTACGGGCATTAAGATATTTAATGATCCTGGAGCACGAGAGGTTGTTTTGATTGGAGATGTTCGCTTTGTAAAAGACACGTTTACTCGAGATGCTCCAGCTAAATCTCTAGTAGATATTTTGGCTGAAATACAATACAACTTCGTCCAAGTTAAAAATTGGTTTCAAAGAAGTAATCTAGGTTACCCTGGTCTATATGACATCAAATTATAAAGAGGAGAAATAATGACAGATAAAATTAATCAAGATATTATCAACGATTTAGGCATTCAGCTTGCGAACAAAATTATTGAGGCATCAGAGTATAAATCTCGTCTCATATCAGTTCAGAGCGAGCTAGATGCCTTTAGAGCAGTTCTAGCCCGCAACGATGAGTTACGAGCTAAGTTTGAAGAAGAGCAAGCGAAAGGAGGAAATCAGCAATGACATTTGAAGTGAAAGATGCATCTGGACAATATGGGCCTGACGGAACGGTTATCAAAACGATTGTAACAATCTATCAACAACAGCCATATTATGCAACTGCTGCTTTTCCACTTGATGGAGATCATACGCGCAAAGACGCGAACGAGCTGTTGGAAATGATTAAACAAGAGTTTTTTAAAGAGCATTACACAGCGTATGCGTTTAAAGAGCTTGATAAGTCAGTATCTAACCAAAACGAGAAAGTGGATAAGCTGACTAAACTTGCAGAAGCTACTGTCTTAGCTGTGGCGACTAACAAGGATAATCCTGTAGACCCTACGATTTATAAGCGCTATTTAGAGCTTATTGAACCAGCTCAAACTGGCAAGTTGTATCAAGCTTATGACGTGTTCAGCCTTGAAGATGCTTCGCACGAAGAGAAGTTTGGAGAAGGTAAGCGTGTATTAGTGCAAGTTAACAAAGACTTTACTTATGATGGTCAGTCGGTATCTGAGTTTAAGACAGGCGGTTCTCTTGAACTTGCTGGGGTTGGTGCAGCATTCCCTTGGACTATGCCTAAAGAGTAGAAAGGGGTGCTTATGCCAGATTACGAAAGATTTATTTTGCAATTGGGGCTATCTCTAATCCCTGTCTTAGGCCTGTACCTCTCAATGAGGGATCGGGCCACAAAGCAGGAGAATAGAAATACCATCATGGAGAAGGACATCGAGAATCTAAGAGAGTTTAAGGCTTCAGCTAACAAACGTTTGGATAATCACGATGAACAGAACAAGGCCATTTTGGTCTTGGCGGAACAAGTTAAGGTCTTGAGCGAAGACGTGAGAGAGCTCAAAACCTTAATCACTAGCAATCGATAAAAAAAGAGGAAATATAATATGAAAACATTCGCTAAAAAATTAGGTATCAAAGTAATCAAAACAATGTCTCAGGCAGCACTTGGTGTAATCGGATCTTCAGCTTTGTTGACTGAAGTAAACTGGGCTGTAGTAGTTTCAACAATTGCTCTTTCAGGCCTGACTTGTGTATTGATGAACCTTTCCGAACTTAAAGAAGACTAATAAATTTAAAGGAGAAAACACATGGCAGATATTGCAAGCTGGTTTGAAGCTCGTCAAGGAACTATTACTTATTCCATGACCGGGAGTCGAAATGGTACAGACGGAACGGGTGATTGTTCAGGAACTATTTCTCAAGCGCTGAAAGATAACGGATTTGCTATCCAAGGGTTACCATCTACGGTGACTCTTGGGGCACAATTGGCAAGAGTTGGCTGGGTACGCATCAGCCGAAACGAAGACTGGAACGCGCAACGCAATGACATTGTTATGCTGGCATGGAGTGCAGATATGTCTGGATCTGGTGGAGCTGGAGGACACGTCGGAGCAATGCGCGACTCAGTCAACTTTATCAGTTGTGACTACTCAACTCAAGGAGCGCCTGGGCAAGCTATTAATACTTATCCGTGGGATTATTACTATAATGCTAATAATCCAGCTTATATCGAGGTGTGGCGCTATAACGGTAACGCACCAGAAAAACCACTACCTAACACGGCAGTGGCTCCATCTAGCTCACGCAAACCAAGTGGCAAGGCTTACTATTTGGCTAATGACGTACAGCTTGTTAACGGCATTTACCAAATCAAGTGCGATTACCTGTGCCCTGTTGGGTTCGACTGGGTTAACTAATTTTCGGCTCAGTATAAACTAAGTGAACGCAAACAAAGCGGTGTCATGCAAAAAGCATGGCTAACGGTGGACACCCAGAACGGGCAATACCGTGCCGAGTATGGTATAATAGTATCAGAAAGGTGTAACGACTATCCCTTTAGGGAGTACGCTTACTATTTGTACGTAAGTGGAAGCACTTAGACTTTAGAAAGATGGTATCATAAGATGAGTAAAACCAAACGTGGTGTTTGCACCAACTGTCATACAACATTCGAACTTTCAAAAAAACAGGTTACCAGAGTAAAACAAGGAAAATCTGTTTTCTGCTCAGATGAGTGTTCGCTTGAAAAACAAGGGAAATCAAAGATTACTATAACAGATATTCCTTGCTGTAGATGTGGAAAAATATTTACGCCTACATATTCACAATACAAACGTTATAAGTACAATAATTACGTTTCTAATTCGTTTTGTTCAAATGAATGTAGGTGGAAAAAAGAATATCCTTATAAATATCACAAAGATTATGTTAGTGTTTTTGTGGATGAGAAAGAAGTTTTACTTGACGTTGATGTTTTCAAAAAATATAATAAGACGCTTTACATTCAAAAAGACAAAAAGACTAATTACTATTCTGTTTATGTGTACGAAGAAGGTAAAAAGATACTTTCAAGACGGATTATGTCTGTTACAGACAAAAATCAAAGCGTTGACCACATAAATGGCAATACCTTAGATAACAGAAGACGTAATTTAAGAGTGGTAAGTCATCAAGAAAACATGATGAACAAAAAAATTTATAAAAACAACGTTTCTAAAATTAAAGGTGTCAACTTAAACAGAAAAGGTTTGTGGGTTGCTAGAATCCAAGTTGGAAAACAAAGGATTTTTTTAGGTTCATCTAAGGACAAATCAGTAGCCGAAAAATTAAGGATTGAAGCAGAAAAGAAGTATTTTGGAAAGTATGACAGAAAATATCTAAAGTAAGATATAGTCTAATCCCGCTAGGAATAGTGGGTAGTAATGAGAAAACGGAATCCCTGTCAGCTTGGTGAATTGGGTTGACGAAAACGGCAACCACGTCCCAGATGGCGAAGACAAAGACTTCAAGGCAGGCATGTACTTTAGCTTTGAAGTAGACGAAGTACACATCACTGATACTGGCGATGGTGGATATTACGGTGGATATTACTACCGAAGCTTTGAATTCGGACAATTCGGCACAGTCTGGCTCTCAGTCTGGGATAAGGACGACCTAGTAAATTACTACAACTAAAAAATAAAAAAACAGAAATATTAAAAATTTAATTCAACCCTACTAGCTAACGCTGGTAGGGCTTTTTTGTTGTAAAAAAATAAAAATATTTTTAAAAAAGTTGATAAAAAGTATTGACAGTATATAACAAATGTTATATACTGTACTTGTAAGATAAATAAAACAAAAAAGAGGAAACGGAAATGAAAAAAGTAGCTTATGACAAATCAGGAATCATGAAAGAAGCTTGGAATATGTTCACACGTAATTACCAAATTTGCGACTTTGAATATGCTGACTTTTCAGGCCGTGAATACTTTGAATATGCTTCATTCGCTGACTGCTTGAAAGAAGCTTGGGCACACGAAAAAGAAGTTGTTGAACGTGTTAACCAAAAATTTGCAAACGCTGAAACATCTGAAGAAGCAAAAGCTTGGGATTGGGCTTGTAAGAAATTGGGTGTTACTTTTGAAATGGACGCTTACACAAAAATGGTAAACGTTGAAAACATGGAAAAAGAAGCTTGGTCAGGAACTAGCATTTGGTCATTGGCTATGCGTGCAGTAAAATTGCACATGGAAATTGTAGCGTAATGAGTAAAAATATTTGTTTTTTAGCAAAAAGCCTTGACATTATATAACAAATGCTATATAATAATAATGTAAGGAGGTTGGCAGACCTTACAAATAAAATAGGAGGTAAAGATATGCGAGCCAAGCATAAGAAAAAGCCACCAAAACTGAAATTCAAGTTCTCCGTCAAGATAAACTTAGTAATCATCAGCTTTGAATGGCAAATTGAAATCGGGGAGTAAACCTCCCCGCCCCAAAAGGGGCTTATGTATAGTATATCAAAAGTTCTTATGAAAGTAAATTTTAGAATTACCAAGCATCCTTTTGATTGGATAGCATTCATTATCTGGTTAATAGTGATTGTTGCTGTTGTTTACTTATTCACTAAATAGGAGAAGTTAGATGAAAGCGGATAGCAAAAAAATTAAGTGGCTACTTGATAATTTCAGCCAATACGAAATTTCAAAGGCGACTGGAGTGGCACAGCCCAGCTTATCAAACATTAAGTCGGGGACAAGAAAAATTGAAAACCTTAGCTTAAAAGTGGCTAGCAAGTTAACAGAATATGCGGAGGAACTGAAAATGGAAAAAGCAAATCAGCTACTTGAAACAATCAAAAACAACGACGTATCATACGCTATTGCCAATGAAGATGGAGCAGTATATTGTAACTGTGAGACAAGCAATATCATGGACATTTATGGACATGATGGAAAAGATGGGCATTTTTATGGGGTGTACGGTGACGCAGTTGGCGGACAAATTGACAGTCGTAACGTATCTGATGACGTCATTTTGAAAGCTATTCGTTTGATGTTGGATTTAGGAGAACCTGTAGAACGTCCAGAAATTCCTACGGGTTCAGATTTCAAACAAACATTTGTAGACGGATATTTTGAGGCAGTCGAATTGATGAAACAATCTGGTCTCCTTCAAGAGCAAGAAGAAAATGAGAAAGTCAAAGAATGGATTGAAACTCACAAAGATGTTGCAGGTTCAACAGTTAAACATTCATCTTTTGGAATTGGTAAAGTGGTAGAAATCAAAGATAATGCTATTGTTATAGATTTTGAAGGTGCAGGAAGAAAGTCGTTAGCTCTTGAGGCGGTTGTGGAAAGTGATTTGTTAGATTTTGAATAAACTATAGGACAGGCTGGCAGTGGTGCCGGTCTGTTTTCGTTTAAACGGAAAATTTAAAAAATGTCTATTTTATCGGAAAGTTTTACGAATTAATAAGATGGAGGTGCAAAAAATGAAAATACTAAATACTGAAATCGCACATATCAACGAGTCTAAGCTTGGTTTTGAGCATTGGGTAGATGTGACTTATCAGGCCCCTATTTTAACCAATACATACACTGTTAGAGTCATGTTGTTACTTGCCTTTAAAACCGAAGATCCAGAAGTAATAGACTATATGGTCAGAGAGTGGAAGCGGCGGGATATTATTCATCACTCATTTTTGATGTATGAGGTTGAGCGAAATGACTACAAACACAATTTACCGCCCCAAATCTGCCCCAAATAATTTTAGTTTTTAACCAGATTTAACCAGATGGAAAATAGAAAAAGCCCTATTTTAAGGGCTTTTATGTCGTATAAAATAAGATAAAACCATATCTTTAAGGCGGTAGACGGATTTAAGAACCTTTATTTATCAAGGTTTGCGAGTAGTTCGCCCCAAATCTGCCCCAAATTTAAGCAGTCAGGAATATTTCTTTTATCTGCTCAAAGTTTTTATCTGCCAAAGCCTCCATTTGGTGCGAGTAGACCTTTAGGGTTATATCTGGGCTTTCGTGACCTAATAATTTTGATATGGTCACAATATCAATTCCTTTAAGTATCAGGTAAGAAGCGTATGTATGTCTTAGGCTGTGATTTCTGACAGGCCTGCCTACCAATTTTTTTATAAGCTTGTTACAAGCTGAGTTTGAAACTCCAAAACACACCCTATTTTTGATGTTCGCTTGCCAGTATTTTTTTTTATAAGTTTTTAAAGTCTCGATCGTGATCTTGTCGATAGGGATTTTTCTTTTTGAACTCTCATTTTTTAAATCCCCGAAATCTTGAGTTTTAGAGTAATCAAAACCCTTGTTGATGTCTATGATTCCTTTGTTAAAATCAATATCATCCCAAGTAAGTCCTAGAGCCTCAGAAAAGCGCATTCCAGTGACTGAAAGGAGATAGAGAGTAAAATAGGACACGTACTGTATATTGGAGCGCGTAGAGGCTATTAGAGCCGTATATTCGCTCTCTTCCAAAAAGTCGTTGTCCTCTGACCTTGTTTCTATCTGCGACCTGACTTTGGCATCTTCGGCAAAGTTGTAATTTATCAGTTGCTCCCTAACCGCTACTTTTAAAGCCCCCTTGATTTGATAGTGAAATTTCTCCAAAGTTTCCTGGGCATATTTTTCACCAAACTCATTGAGCCGTTTTTGGTAATACAAAGGAGTGATGTCTTTTACTTTTAAATCTCCAAAATAGGTCTTGATATGCTTGAGATTTTTAGTGTAAGTCTCCCAAGTTTTATCCTTTACGTGCGGTTTCTTGTAAACCTCTGACCACGTTTTGACAAAATCATAAAGCGATACGTCCTTATCTGTCAAGATGTTTTCGGATAGGTTAGTTTCTGCCTCTCTTGCTGCAGCTTGAGCCAGTTTCTTGGTCTGGAATCCACTTTTTGATTTCTGTTTATACTTTCCGTCACTGCCTTTGTAAGAGATACGATATTCCCATCCATTATCCCTTTTTCTAAAGTAAGCCATTGTTTTCACCTCACTTTTTTGATAAAATGGGTATAGTAAAAGAGGCTTTTTAATGCCTTTTACTATAC